TGTAGTCTATCTCTTATTCTATCTCTTGCTCTAAGACCATCGTTTATCAAAGCATTAGTATCACCACCATAGTATCTATCTACTATAGCATTTAAAGATTGCATACCTTTGTTGCTACCTGTAAACACAAAAGCACCTGTCTTACTGTTTAAACTAACATCAGGTATTGTTTGCACATTACCTGCTGCTCTTACACCGTAGTTAGCAGCTGATTTATTTAAAGCTTTAGTCATCATAGCTTTTAAGGCATTACCTTCATCTTCATCTAAGCTATTTATAATCTTAATATTATTATTAGAGAATAAACTATCTAGAGATGCACCTGCTGGTTGGTTGTCTAGTGTAGATAGAAGGTATGCTTGGTTTGTTATACTGGTATTAAAAGCACTTACCCCTTCAGGATTATTTGTCATCAGATCTGGTACTGATCCGTACCCTTCTATTAACTTAGATTGAACAGTAATTGTTTCTAATTTTTCTTCATTAGACATACCACTATACTTTTCTTCTAAGGATGTAGGCATTGGCAAGTCTTCTACTGTACTAGCAACAGGTTTTTCTTCTGGACCTGCACCTGTATACCACTCAGATACAGAAGGATCTAAGTCTAAGCTTTCAAAAGATACAGTATTCTTAGAATACGTAGCTAATTCTTTAGTAGTCAAAGGTGCAATCTGAGCAGCTATTTTATTCATCATGTCAGGGCTGTTCATAGCTAAGATAGCTAAAGGATTATCTCTTGAAGTACTAAGTGCAATGTTAGCAGCAAAAGCTTTAGCTTGTGTAGTAGCATTCTCTAAGTCATACTTCTCTATTGTATCAAACATAGCATCAATTGACTTTTTCTTTGTATCCATCTGCTCCCATAGGTCAGCATTACGTCCACCTGCTGGTTTACCAAAGGCTGGTTGAGATGTTAGCATAGTATATGATGCTCTTATTGCAGCTAACTCATTTAAATCAAAGTTACCCTGATCTATTTCTACTTTAAGTATAGCTTCTAGTGTACTGGAAACATTATCTAAAACCTGCATGTTGCCAGAGAAACCTTTTGAGAAGTTTCTGTTACCTTGTATTACTGAGACTTGGGCTGCTGAAGTGTTCATCTGAAAAGAACCTATTGCCCTTTGAGTAGCTTCTTCTACAGTAATTGGTTTACCTGCTTCATTAGCTTCATCTAACTCTATTTGTATTAAACCAGATTTAGTAGCATTACTCTGCTCATTAAATAAATTAGTAGCTATGTCTATAGGTTTATCAGCTTGTACAGGTACAGCAAATATATCTTCTCCAAAGGTATTAGTTACAACAGATCTTTGTTGTTCATTTAAACCTAAGTTAGAGAGAGGTTTTGCATACTTCTGAGATACTGCATCAGATGACATACCACCTGCTAAGTCAGTTTGAGCATTTCTAAGAAGATTATTAAACTCATCTCTATCTCTTTCTGTTTGTGTAGGACCTTTGACTGTAGTTTGTGGTCTAGTATTGTATGCCTTTAACAAACCAGCCCCTAAGTTAAGAGCAGTAGTAGCATAACTAGGATCATCTACAGGTTTCTCAAAAGCTGATGCTCCTCGTATATCTTGTTCAGGTCTAAATGCCATTCTCTATTCTCCTTGAGCAGCTTTTGCTGTTAGTCGGGCAGCTTCAGATTGCCCTTCGGTTCTTTTTAACATGTCAGTTATAGTATTAATATTGAGTATAGCAGATATAAGTTTATCTTGATTCTTTTGAGAGAACCCACCATCATAGATTAAAGATAAAGCATCCTCATATTTTCTTTGACCTTCTGCCATTTTCTCTGGATCACCAGTTCTAATTAACTCAAGTCCTGCGTCAGCATATCCTTGTGTGTCTTTACGTGCTTGTCTAAACTTTGGATCTTCTCTATAAGATATATCATTAGCATCGTAGTAATTTAATACTCTCATAGGAGAGCCTCCACCTACCATAGTAGCTAATAAAGGAAGGGTAACTTCTTCTTTTGAGAACTCACCAGCTACACCTCTACGTTTACTACGATACTGTCCTGTTTCTATTAACTCTTTTATTTTAGAGTATGTATCATAAGACTTAACACCTCTTAACAATATCTGTAATTCATGGTCTGCTATTGTGTTCCAAGATTTAAAAACATATAAACTTTTTACAATATTCATAACAGCTCTGTTAGCCTCTGTGAAGAGTTGTACAGAGGGTCCACCTACTATTTCGAGTGCAGAATCTTTAGAAACTAAATCAATGTATTGTCTAAATATTCCATTTAAAGGAGAGATACGAGTACCTAAGGAAACATCTGTACCTACAGCTTTTGATAATGCAAGATCAAACAGACCAAACTTTACACGGTTTAATATAGCTACAGCATTCTCGTCTTCTGGATCTATACCTAAAGCAGCCATACTAGCACTAAACCTAGGTGTTAAACCCATACCTCTGATACCAAACATAAAGGTGTTAACGCCTAATAATCTTCTTCTTTCCTTCCAAGTTAAATCTCTACCAATAAATATATTATCAACAAACCTTAAAGAATAAGACTGCCACTGAGTAGCTAAGGCAAGTATAGAGTTTTCTTGGTAACGTCCTTTTTGTCCAGAGGTCATACGGAAAGTAAGGGCTTGTTCTCTGTTTGATACGTACTGGATACCCTTCTGAGAGAATACACTTTTAGAAACTCCCTTAGCATTGTGTTCCATAACGGCTACGGCTGCTGCTGTAATACGTCCGTAAAGTTCACCACCTTTAAAAGGGGTAAGTCCTAACTCTAAGGCTTCGTTTACAACAGTTTTACTACTGTTAATAGCAGCTCCACTACGTTCTAGAGTAGTTGCACCTATAATATCTCTACCAGATTCTCTTATATATCTAACAGTGTCTGTCAGTTCTTGTTTAGACATTAGTAAAGCACCACCATTTTCTTTCATGGTAGTTTCTATAATGTTTGCAATGTCTGCATCCGCAGCTTTTCTAGTTTTAAATAGAAGTGCTGCAATAATTGGTACATTAGGTGCAGCTTTTAAACCGTACTTAGGAGATATAGCCATTATCTGAGCAACGTGAGATGCGTTAAGAACAAACTGATCTGGGTTAGCTAAACCCATTTTCATATGAAAGGCTATAGCTCTTGCTTTTCCTGTTGCCCCACTTACCCAATCTTCAGGTTTAGTTATTGCTCCTTTACCAAAACCTAATACACCTTTGTCATATATAAATTCAGCAACTCTTCTAGCATAGCTTGTGTAAGCATCTGTACGTTCCATAAGACCTAGACGGCTTTTAATAGCTCTTTGCTGTTGCCACATTTCTTTACCGAGTTGAGTGGCATCATCAACCTTAGCTCTCCTAATATAGTCTTCAGGATTAAGAGGTACGTCTCCATCAAAAGTAACAACTTTATCTGTTGGTCCACTGCTATTTCTTTTAGCTTTCTGTACCCAACCATTTAGAGCAGCTTGAGTAGCTTTGTAGTGTGTATACCTATAAGCTTCAGACTTGAACTGTTCTACTATATTCTGTATTGGACTTTGGTTTATTGCTCGTCCACCACCGTATTCCATAAGAGGAGTATCCCCTCTTTTACGGTTCACTTTCATAGACTGATATTGACCAGTAGTCATACCAGCACCCTCAGGTATATCTTGTCCTACTTTAGAATCTCTTGCTTTAACTGCGAACTTATTAATAAATGTTTCTTTGTGATCAAAAGCTACTCTCTTTAAATCATCTAAGTTAGTAATAGATGGGTTCCAAGAATTGTTCTTATTAATAACTGTATTTATTCTAGCTAAGTCATCTCCTGTTAGAGCTAACTTGTTTATACCTTTTAGTCCTTGCAGTTTTATGAAAGGTAGAATTTCATCTACAATATTATTTAATTGTTTAACTGCTGTATCGGCTTCTTTACGGCTGAAAGATCCTAGCAGGGTTCTAAAATTACCTGCTGTTTTTCTTCCACCAGCTAGTGTGTAATCGTAAACTGTACCTATAAAGTGTCTCATAGTCTCGTTGTTACGTGGTCCACCTATGTTGTAACCAAGTACGTCTGTTTTTTCAGGTACTCTTGCACTTACCACATCTGTTACATGATCATAGAATATACCGTCTGATGCTTCAAATGGTTCATCTAGTTTATAGACAATTCTAGAACCTATCTGTGTGTTAGTAACAGGTCCACTTACCCTACTGAACACTACAACATCATCAGCTAATTGTTCTGCTACTTCAACAGCAAGAGTATCATATCCCTCTTCTACTGTTACTACTTTACCGTTTCGTTGTGCAACTCTCTTTAACATATCAGTAGCTGTAATGTTCCAAGACGCATTACTTAAATCTATTAAGGATACATAACCCTCTAACTGTTTTTCTGAAGGTGTTCTACCATAGAAAGAAAAGAAATCTGTTACAAACTCTTCAGTACTAGGAGCACCTCTTTTAACAGCTAACCCAGTTTCTACATCACCTAAAAGACCGTCTCGGTAACCTGTAAAGATTGTGTTTACTTCGTCATACTCAGTCTTAGATAATCTAGCTACACTTTTAAAAGATTCATTAGCAAACTTACCAGCTTTAGCTGCTACACCTTCAGCAACATTTATCATAGAGCCTATTCGTCCACCTAAGGTTGTTTGAGGAGCTGAGAAAATACCAGCTGCTGCTCTTCTAAACCCATTTTCTTGTAGATTTACATCTTCTAGTTCATCAGCTAAAGTTTTTGTGTTAACTCTTTCAGTGTATTCAAGGTAGTAACCTTTCTTGTTTACAGTGTAAGGTACACCACCTTCTACATCTTTAAGACGTTCAACTGCCTCACCTTTTATATTGGTAACTCTCGGTGCTTCAACTACTTTATATGCTGGGTTATTCTTTGCAACTTTTAAAGCTTGTTCAGCCGTATCAAACGGATTACCATTAATAGACTTACCTAGTGTAACAGTATATTTAAAGTTATCTGATCCCTCATCTATAAGTTTAGTGAACTTAACAACTGCATTATTAGAAGCTGAAGCTGTACGTCTAGCTATCTTAGCTACTTCATTCTGTAGAACTTCAACACTAAATGCTTTACCTGTTACAGGAGAACTCATTGCCTTAACTAGTTTATCAAACACCATTGAGTCAGTTGTATCTGTTACCACTGTAGCTACATGAGGTGCAGTTATAGGTTGTTGAGGACCTTGGAAGGGATTAAAACTACTTGGTCCAGCTTGTCCTGCTGTACGAGAAGCTGCACCACCACTATTCATTCTAGCTACTACAGCTTTAGCACCTGACTTAGGACCTAGTATATTTGTTATAGCTTCAGTAGGGCTTTTAGCTGACATAACCCTTTTTATTATTTCTCTTGTGGAGCCAGATATCTTACTTGCACTAGCAGCAGTTGCTCTAGCTGCTAAACTACCAACAACTCTTGTTGTACCTAGTGTAGCTATATCTAAAATAGCTAGTAACTGTTTAAATCCAGCATCTTCATCAACACCAAAGTTATCTACTAATACCTGTAAGTCCTTTAGACTTTCATACTCTCTAATATTGTAAAATCCTGAACCAGCAGGGCTTACTAACTCCTCATCCCAGTAAGCATCGAACTCTTCAGGAGGTAAAAAGAAAGTATTTGCATACTCTACAGATTTAGTATTATCTCTTTTTATACTGTTTAAAATAGTACCTTCAAAAGCTGCTCTTGGTAAATCTAAAGTACCTGCAGCTAACCACTTAAAAGTAGGGGGATCACTCTCTTCCAATTTCTTAACAATACGGTTAGACAACCTTTCGTAGTTAGTAAGAATACGTAAAGCTTCTGGATTAACTGTCTCTTCATCTACTAACAACATACTGTTAAAGATAAACTCTCTAGGAGCTACAGCTTCCTGTAATCTTTTAGAGTAATCTTTTACAAGTACGGAGGCTTCCTCTACTGAAGCACCTCCCTCATACAAAGTATCTAAGTATCCCTCTAAGTCAGGGTATTGTTTAGCTAAACTTTCATGGGATAGATCACCCGATGCTCTTGCATTAGCAATTTCTGTAGAGTCAACACCTAACAGTGTAGCTTGTTCGTCTACTTTAGCTATCTCATTTAGAGCAGTAGGATCAATAGGTTTAGGACCTACCTCTACTGGCTCCTCTAATGGAGTGTTAGCATCTTCAAAAGTTGGAATCATATCCATTATTGTTTATCCTGTTTAGTATGGAGTATTAGGATCTGCTGGTATTTTACCTGTTTGTGTAGATGTTGGTTTTTTAAAAGCTCCTTGATCCATACCAAACTGGAATGCTTGCATACCTAGTCCACCTAAGGCTTGGTACTGAGAGGCTTGTAAACCGTACTTAGATACTTGACCAGATATAGCTGATAGCTGTGTACCTGTCCCTAATCCAGAGAATAAGTTAGAGGCAGCTCCACCTAGACCTCCAGATAATCCTGAACTATCTGCTGTACCCGTACCTGCTGCTGTAGCTTCTGCTCTAGCTCTTGCAAGTTTATTGGATCTTATTGCAGCTCTTCTCTGTCTACGAGTTTGTACTTGCTGTGCTCTTTGTTCAGCTGCAGCTTGTTTCTTTCGTGCTCTAGTTGAAGCTACGGCACTACCTACACCTACAGCTAAACCAACTACTGCTATTGCTGTTGCTACCATATTAAATCTCCTTTAAATATATTGTCTCTGCTTTATTATAACCCAGACGAGTATACAGAGAACCTAAGCTACTAATACTTTCAATATCACCCATTCCAACGTAAGATGCTCCATTAACTTTAGCCCACTTCTCAAAGTGTTTAACTAACTTTATAGAACTTACTTTACCTCTGAACTCTTTAGATACAAACCAAGCCACCTCAGTTGCTTGTATTATGTGGGACATGTAGAACTCAGATAGTAAACCAATTAAAGCTCCTTGTAGCTCACCATCTACATCTATTACAAACACACCCATGTTAGTGTTCTGTATAGCTGATAAGACAAACTGTTCTGTTTTATCTTTATCCCACTTGTGACTTTTAGGTGCTTCCCTTGAAAACTCTCTAGCTAAAACTAATATGTCAAATATATCTTCTTGGGTGGCTTCTCGTATTCTAGAATCTTGTGTTTTTAGCACCTATTACCTCGTAACCTACTAGGTGAAAGTCCTTACCTTCAGTACTTTCAAACCTTAATTTCATTGATCTCCCTCTACCCCTTACTTTAGACTTGGTTACTACGGTGTCGGTAGGGTAATTAATGGAACCCAAATCATCTGGGTCTACAACTGGTACATTCTTTAGTTTGTAAATCTCTCTAGGTTTAGAGTTAGCCTTAGTTAAGTTCCAAGACACTGACATCTTACAGCTAGAAGGATTAATAAAATCATAGCCTATACCATTATAAGTGTAACCATCTTCAGTTACCCTCATGTATGTTGTTACGTATGGAGCATTCTTAAATGTTGTCATGTCACCCATGAAGTCATAACCTGCTTCAGCAAAACTAGAGTAATCTCCTGTACCCCAATCTAGGTAACTATCTCCTGAGAAATGAGCAACAGTTAATTTACCATCTACACCACTTCTAACAAGTAACTTAATCTCACTGTCACCCTGTAAGAATTCTCTGTACATAGTGGATATTACAGTGTCTGAGCCATTAACTATAGTATCAGCTCCGTTTACAACCTGTGTTTCTGTAGCTGTAGAACCTAACCCACTAAAATAAGAACTACCAATAATGTAGTGACCTGCTGTACCATCAGATACTTTCCAAGGATAGAAGGCTTGTAAGTTAACATCGAGTATTAGTACGTTATTGTACTTGTAGTCTATGTCTTCTTCAGCATCAGGATAGAACCAGAATACTTTCTGGTTTACCTCATCGTACTCAACAAAGACTTGAGCCTTCTTTTCGTTAGGTATTTTATTCCATAAAGTCTGGATACTAGCTAATGATATGTTTCTAGCTTCTGGTTGACCAGATGTTTCAGAAGTTTGTATAGTGTATATGCCAGTTTTAGACCACCAGATAGGTGAACTACCAGCTACAACAAAACTATTTTCATTTACTAAACCTACATCGGATATTTTAGAGATAGAGAACTCAGTAGCTCTAAAGACATTATCAACACCAGATATAGACCAAACACCATTCTCAGCAAATATTAAAATAGCTGCTCCAAAGACGTGTAATTTACGTATGTTATGAGCTGCAGCTATCTTAACAACCCCACCATCAGTATCCAATAAGTCAGAGATATCTTCTGAAGTTGGATCATTTACTTGGTAGCAATGTCCTAACTCTGTGTTAGTTTCAATTATTTTAGAAAAGTAAACTTTACCACCATTCTTAGCTGAGTCAATACCTGAATAAAAAACCCTACTGCCAAACGAGGCAACAGTTCTAAATCTATTAAGTTCAGTTTCAACAGTTAAAGAAGTGTATACTCCACTATTCCAAGCACTTGTAGTAGGTATAAACTTTCTTTCTTTTTGAAAGATGTCTAGTATAAAATGACCATTAGCTGTTAATGTAGATCCTCTATAAATCTTTTTATAGGTAGCTTCGTCATAATCTCCGTCAGCAGTTTTACCTGAATACCAAGGGTGAGTAAGAGGAGGGTAACCATCCCCACCGTCTGGAGTGGCTATTAAGGCTGCATGACCTTTCTCACCAACCCAACCACTATTTGCAGTATCATACTTTCTCTCATTAGAGATGGCAGAAAGTCCTGTCTTTGTAAAGTATTCATCCCCTATTTCATCAGTAGTACCTTGCCATTCAAAGTCTCTTTCCTTAAAAGAAATAATACTATAAGTTATAGAAACTGCAACTGGATCATATTCTACACGAAGAGTTTTTATGGCTGGTGAAGCTATAATCAACGTACCATTTATAGATGTAACTTGTATTTTTTCTTCAGAAGGACTATATGTATTGTTAGCTGTATATAATTGTAAAATGTTTGACAAGCTTCCAACTGCTACTTTTTGTGCAGACAGAGGGTCTTTTGACTTCTCATAAAAAGCTAGATCAGAACCTATTTGTACAACCAAAAACTCTAGATTAGGTTGACCTGCAACATTATACCAAGTATCTGTATGAAATACTGAACCTTCAGGTATAACTATACCATCTGTAACTGCATTGTCTTCTAAGACTACAGCCTTACGACGACGACGAGTACCATCCCTTTCTAAGGAACAGTTTAATTCGTCAACAGAAGCATTCTCAGGGAATGTTAATTCACTAGCTTCTGTTATTAATCCACCAGTAAAAGTATTAACTTGTTTCTGTGTTAGGCTTTGTGGCATTTATAGTTTCCTTTTCGGCCCTTCGAGCCTTAAACCTATCGTTAACAGCTTTACGAGGGGTTACCCTCTTAGTAGCTAAATGTCTTTCAACTGCTGCTAGTGCTCCTGCTGGGCCTGTCCAAGATCCTTCTAGTTCACTAGGTACTTTAGCACCACTCTCATATTTAACTTTGTATAGCTTGTAACCATCTTGTGGTTTGTATACTACTAAATCTTTTTCAGTCTTATTACTTTTAACTTTTATTTCTTGATTGTCTTCATCTCTAGTTAGCTCAATGTCTACCATACTTATTCTTAGGCCTTCCTTTGTTTACCTTGTGCATGTCATTCTGTACATACACTTTCTGTCTTCGGGCTGCCTGTTCTATCTTAGGATCTGATCCTGCTTTAAATAAAGACATAGCAGTTGATTTAGCTTCTGCTAGTAGTAATGGGAACATGACATCATCTACATCAGGAGTAAAGGTATCTGAGAAAGAATCAAAGTTAGGGTACTTAGTACCATATGCTCTTGTCTTAGCTGATGTAAGAGTAGAGTCTACTGATGAATCGTAGGCATCCAGCACCAAGTTCTCATCATCAAATGATGTGTAGTAAAAAGGCTTAACATCATTACGTATAAGTAAAATACTATCAGAAGCTACATCATTAACCTGTAGTACATTAGAAGCAAGACTATCCCTACCGTTAGATAAGCTAAAGAACTCGTCTGGTGACAGATATGTTAGTCTTTCATACCTTACCCCTCCCACCTTCTTAGAAATATTGTAGTCTAAAAACTCTATGTTTTTTACTTTACTAGGAAATTTAAAGTGAGTAGGTCTTACTGAACTAGAGAAGGATGTCAACTTTATTGTTTGTGCATGTTCAGGTATTATACGAGTAGAGATTAAATTAAAGTAGGTGTTCTCTACTACCTTAGCTATTTGTTCAGCTTCGTTAGAATCAGAAATGCTGTTGATCTCTTCCGAATCCATATCGGATAAGATATTTTGTACCATTTCGAGAAGAGTCATTTTCATGTTATGCACTCATTCCTATAATAGACACATAGATATTTGCATAGTTAACATCTACATTATCTGTATTAGCTTTTGTTTTAATTTCTATATAATCGTTCTGTGCTAAAGCAGTTAAGCCAGTCACACTAATTGAACCCCAAGCACCAGATGATATAGTACGTATAGCTCTAGAGCCAACTATCTCTGTACCGTTCTTAAACAATGCCCATTCAACGTCCTTAGCACTACCTGAGGCTTGAGAGGATGACATTGTAACATTTAACAATGCTGTGAGATTAGTAGCATCGTTGTATTGAAATCTTAGGTTAGGGGAGGTTACCACTGTGAACCCAGATACTATAGAAGTTGATACTGGAGGAGAAAGAAACTTCTCAGTAGTATCCGTATCTAAACTATAAGCATAAGGGGAAGAGTGGTTGAATGCTGTAGCAGCACTTAGATGTCTGTGGATTGGTTGCCATGTACCACTACCTGAACCATTAGCAATATAGGCTGAACCACTAGAAGCAGTGGCTGTACCTTTAGGTTCATGTAATGCACTACCAGTAAGGGATGAATGTTCTACGTTTGCCATTGTAAATAAGTCCTTAGTAGGGGAGACTTGTTAAGACTATTATACACATAAGTAAAATAGTTGTCAAGTGTTAAAGAGATAGAGGAGGAGATTTCTCCCCTCCCCTTGTATTTATGTTACTACGCCAATGGCTTTGTAACAACAGAAACCAAGTTTTCTGGACGGTACAGTTTAAGACCGTAACGTGCAGTAGTAACAAACTCTGTACGTTGGTGATCTTTGTTGTACTCAGTGTCCACATTTGGCATCTGTCTCCATGCACCAACGAATGGCTGCACTGCTTGGTCAGCAGAGAAGAACATGTTGTTGATTGCGTTAGCTGGAGCAGCTACACCACTGATAGTTTCTGAAGCTTTTGTAGCTAAGTAGTTAGATGTGTATACATCGAAACCATAGATGTTAGCTATAAAGGACATGCCAGAAGCAATACCTGAGTTGACGATACCTTCCCAACGTGGGTTGTTTGATACACTTGTTAAGTTTGAAATTGTATTCATTTCAAATTCAACTGATGGATCAACAATAGCCACTAGGTTCTTCTGTGGTACTTTACCAGTTTTTAATGCACGAAGAGCTTTAGCAAAGTCTTCAACTGCAATTTTACCACCAGTACCTGAACCGATCATACGGTGAGCAACACCGTTGATAGTGTTAGGATCAGCAGCTGTTTGCTCTTGACCTAACTTCATGATGTCTGTCTCTAGACGTTCCATTAAGGCACGTTCTTGTAGAGGCACAAACTGAGACATGATCTGATTTGAGTAGTATACATCCTGCATCGCCTTGTTGGTGATGTAGTTACCAGCCTGTAAGTATTCAGTGATGGTGAATGTAAACTGTGCATCATCAATCGGATCGTATGTTACAGCAGCATCTTCAGTGTAGTCATTAACAGTTGCATCACCTAATGATGGGATCTTAAACGTGTCCCCATCTGGAAAGTCATTCAACCAATTTACGTATTTCATACCTTGCAGCTCATCCCGCAAGATCTCTTTTAATTCTGCACCCCAAACTTCTGCTCTTTTTGCGAGAGCTAGAGTACTTACTGTATTACCAGCCATAGTTCTATTCCTTATCTATAAAATTTATCACCCAAACGTTCGGCATCAGCCATCATTGCACGTTGAGTAGATGGTTTGTAGTATTGTGACGAGTTTTCTCTTCGAAGTCTTTGATAGTAGCCAAAGTCTTTTTCAGAGGATGCTTGCATTGTAGAACCTTCAGTGCGAATGCTCCCTTGAACCATTGGTGAAATACTCGGTGCTGACTTACCCATCAACTGCATAAACGCAGCAGGTGACTTAGCAGCCATACCTTGTAACTCATTCATTGGCAAACCTAGTTCAGAAGCTTTCTGTTTTACAGCAGAAGATGCTTCAGTCCCATAGGCTTTTTCAAGTTCCGATTCAACGATTGCAATGTTATTCTTTGCAGAACTCTCTTGCTCTCGCCTCTTCAGGGTCTGTTCTACTAGGCTCTCAATGTTTGCTTCACTCGAACTAAACTGGGTATTAGCTGTATTCGAAGTGCCACTATTATTATTATTAGGATCAGGAAGTTCGGCTGTGGTTGCCGAGGCCATTTCTTCCATCTTAGCTGTAACTCCAAGTCTGTAGGCTTGTTTCTCTAGGTCAGCTTTTAAAGTAGCATTCTCTTGTTTCATTTGTTCAATGAACTTGTCTGCTTCTAACTTTCCTTTTGCTAACGCCTCTACATCGTTGAACTTACGTCCGTCTCCTACAAGATCACCCAAGACTGAAGGGCTGGTTGGCTCTTCAAATGCTGATACTTGTTCACTCTGTGTTGCAGGGGTCACCTGATCCTCAGAAAATACACTCATTGTTATTCCTTATCTAAGTTAATTAGATCCAACACAGTGGTCACTGCTCTGTTGTATCCGTTTCGATCTGCCTGTTTATAAGCCCAAGAAGGGGAATCATAATCATTTGCAGGGGTTGTATCCTTTAGCATAGGCTCTAGGATTTCTTTAAGACGGTCTAATCCCTCTCTCTGAGATTGCAGTGTTTGTGCTACCGCCTCTTTATCTTTCTTTGTCTTACAGTCTTTGAACCAAGCTGCCTTCATTCAATAGGCTCCTCAGGAGCTTCCTCAGTAGCCATCTCTAGCTCTTGGCTACCCTCTTCTATTTTTTCTTCTTGATCAGCCTCATACTCAACCTGTGCCTCTGTGACAACCTTCTGAGTCTCTAGTTGTTCAGATACTGCAACGTTCTCACCAAATAGAGCTGGTTCACCTAGTTCATCAGCTAACAATCTAGCAAACTCTTTACCTGATAGATGTGATGCAACACTTGGGTCAGATGCTTTGATCTGGTACATAGTAGTTAGGTTCTGTACACGTTGTGCTCTTTCAGCAAAGTGTCTAGCACCCATCGGTACAATCTTACCGTTAGACTTAATGTCATCTCTTGTAATCTGTGTGAAGAAATACAAACCAGTATCTTCATTTAGTACTTTAGCTGTATCTTCGTAATCCATGTTACGTCTAGATACTTCTAGCATAGCATTTAAGATTGGCTCTAAGAATACTCTCTCGAAGTGAGCAGTCTTGTGCTGGAATATTCTACCTGCTGCAGTCATAAGCTGACTAACTTCAAAGGCTGTCTTCTCACCTGCACTACGGATACCCATAGCTTCTCTTGGTGCTCCAGCCATCATCTCCATCTTAGCTTCTAGGTTCTGTATTTGGAAGTCAGCATTCAATGCTGTACTGTCAGGTACTAAGTAACCTACATCACCTTCATCTCCTAAGTATATACGGGCATTAGGTTCGAAGTCAAAGTCCTCTACGTCACCTCTTATCTTTAAGACAGGATAAGCTATCTGATCAAATACATCTGCCTTGAGGTTCTCTAAGTGATCTATTCTGTACTGCATACCAACTAAGTTATCTAGTGGTCCCATGCTGTACAAGTTATCTGGTCTGTCTCTCCATCCTACGTGGAAGATAGGATCTCTACCTAAGAAACTAGGGTTCTCTTCATTAGATAAAACGTAGGCTCTATCAACGATAGTAATAACTCTGTTGTTTAAGAACTCACCCTTTTGTGTATCGTAGATGTCACCATAGAATGTTAGTATTTCTACGTAGTCAGATTCATAGTAATCAGTTAAGTTAGAGAAACCATCAGCTACAAAACCTTCTGACTTATCTACATCTACTTCGTTACCTTTAGCTGATCCTCTATTGCCGAGCATCTTATCAAACACACCACTCATGTAGTCTTTGTCAGGTGATGTCTCAACCATACGTTGTACTTCACCTAAGGTTAGAATAGATCTAACAATCTTTGGTGTATCTGAGAACTCAGCAGCTACTGGGTTAAAGCAGATATCAAAAGGTGAGATACGTACTAGCTTAGGTCCTACGTAGTTAACTACTCTGTCACCATCTTCAAAGTTAGTAACTTTTCTTTTGAAGTCAACAGTAGCAAAACAGTTACCGTATTGTATGTAGTCGTTGATAAGTTTACTTGTTGTGTTAACAAAGTCAGATTGACTTAGCTTGTTCTCCATGTATGCTTGTATGATGTCTCGTTTAATCTTAACATCTGATGCTGCATCTGTAGCTTCAAACCTGAACCATCTTTTCTGAGGAAACAATGCAGCAAAGTAGTTAGCATGTAGGTTGTCAGCAATCTGTGTTAACTTAGGTGTAGTCGTTGAGTTAGACCAAGGTAACTTATTGTTACTAGTTGTTCTAGTATCTGTAGCATAGATATAGTTACGTAACTCTTTCCACTCTTCTAACTTAGAAGAACGAGAGCTATTCCATGAAGACCAACGGTTAGCTATTTCCACAGCTAGGGTATGAGGATCTATAATACTTTCAATGTCAATAGTAGTGCCAGCCATTTTAACTCCAAGTTCCTAGCTATGTGATAATTATATCACAGTGTGATAAATATGTCAACATTTAAAATGCTACTCCACCAAACTTAGGGTGGAATACGACATTATTGTCGGTTTTGTTTCTTCTAATTGCTGACATGCTCGGTTTAATTGCTACCTCAACGGCTGCAGCTAAACAGTCTTTACAGTCATCATGTGCTGGATTGTAAGATACTAGTTCTTCTTCTAGTACCTGACAGTTACCACCTCGGTAATGATACATTTGTAAGTTGTCGTACCTTGGTTCAAGAGCAGCAGCTATACGTTCCTCTTTAGAACCTTGGTGACGGTTAGGTCTATGCTCATCAATCTTTAAAGCTAGACCGTTAGGTTTAATGTAGTTATCTTTTAACTCTGTTACGATGGCTGACTGAGCAGCTGTACATTCAGCTCGTAGCTTTCTGAAGTCCCATCTATTAAGTAAGTCTAGGATGTGTCTAAAGTACTCAGAGATCTTATCTGTCTTAAATCTATCAATGTCTAAGACATAAACGTTATTCTCAAAGTCAACACCTATTACAACAATAGCTGTGTAGTCAGCTCGTTTACTTACACTGTAGGCAAAGTCAACTGCTGCACTAACGTTTAACTTTCTACCTTGATACTGCCACTGACCATTATCTCTATTTAAATGTTTACGGTCATAGTACTGGAACTTCTCATAGGCTATAGGTTGTGTATCTGGATCTGTTGGATCGTTGTAGTACTGTGCTCTAAACTGTACCCTGTCTAGGTACTGACCTCTCTTCTTAGCTAAGATCTTAATGTCAAACCCAAAGTACTTACCATCTTTACGTAGTTGTCTAGGCCAAAGGAAATCACCTGTCCCATCCCCTCCGTCTTCTACTGCTCTCTCTAGTACTTCATAAATATTTTCTTTACCTGTTAGTTCGCCCTTGTCTGAGTATATATCTTCTTCCATACCCATCAAGTCAGAGTACAAGTCCTTAGGGTGATACCTAGTACCTACTACCCATTCCTTAGCTTCACTACCCTCAATAGATGATAGAAGTGAGTACTGTGACTTAACCTTGTTTCGTCCCTCACCAGTGTAAGCATTCTCAAAAACAACTACGTCATCGAGTACAGCAATATCGCAGTGCATCCCTGTAAGAGAAGTAGTAAGGCCACCAGTGAAAATAGACGGGTCACGTATTGCTTCTTTCTTTCTGTCAGGATGGTCTAAAGCAATCTCTGAAGTAGTCCACTTCTCTCGTTTACTTTCATCTTTGTTTAAGTGTTCAGGCCAATACTTTTGGTGTATGTCTGATTCGAATATGTTTTTAATAAACGAGAGCTGTTTCTGAGCTAAGTTAGATGTAGCTGAGATGTATAGAATCCTTAGGGTAGGGTTCTTAGTTAATTCCCAAGCAACCCTGTAAGCTACCATAGCTGACTTACCGTGATCACGAGGGAACAAGAGAAGCTGGTGTGTCTTAGAATCTTGTCTAGTCCACCACTTACAAACATCCTCATGGCAGTTACCTAGTACACGTTGTGGTGCAACTAGTTTAATGAAGGTAATGAGACTACGTTCAGCAGCCTCTCTTATTTCATGGATGGTTGCCATACTATACTGCTGTTGAACCACTCATGTCATCTTGAGTCATGACCCAAGTATAACATTTAGATAAGAAGTCATCACCTGTTGTAGCTTTGATAGTAGCTAAAGGTGCATTGTATCTGCGGAAGTCTACAGGATGTGTATCATCTGTTGGTGTTGCTGTAGCAAATCCAGAGCAGTCGATTATTACTGTAAAGTTATCACCTAGTTCTCTGCTGATTGATGCAGTTACTATTCTGAAGTATGCACCAGAAAATGCTGTGCCATATTGTGATGTTGATAAGTCTAATTGTATTGCCATGTTAAGGCTCCTTTAAAGTTTTACATTCCTATACCACTAGGCCAATGTTCGTCTAACCAGTAGTCGTGAGGTATAGGTGACATAGCTTCTAGTGTATTAGAAGCATCACGTATCTCTTTTATCTTAGCCCAGATAGCTTGGTTAGCATTATACTCAGCTAGTTCTTCTGCTGTCCAATTGTCTGAACCTTTATGAACTAACTCCATTGACCTGTTAGTTATGTTACGTTGTTTCCACTCAGGGCAGTAGTTAAGTATTAAACTCTGTGCATGTTTTCTTACATCGTATTCGTTACCTACCATGTCTTGCACATACCAATCAGTACCATTCCAGAAGACTTGTTGGCCCACTGTGTGTGAGGGCATGTCAGATACAGCAGTATAACCAGCATCAGCTATCTCAGCATCTGTAAATGTTGTTCTGTCAGTACGAGTTGTGCCGTCTGATAAGACTATCCTGTGGGGTAGAGGTTTAGGATAGGTTTGGTTAATTGTATATTGTGTC